GCATCAAACTCCAGACGGCCGCCATGAATGATATTTTTTGCCTTATAAATCAGGTCGGCTTTCATTTCCAGGCTGTAGTGAATGGCGTTCACTGCCGGGAAGAATTGCCGTACTAATTGCGTCACGGAACGGCCCAGACCGGTATCATCAATGCCGATATAGGTGACGTTATAGCGCTCAGTGATCTTTTTGATATTGCTGGCTTGATCGGCAAAATCCATCCCTTTCCACTGGTGGCGCTCCAATACCCTGAACTTACCGCCCGCCACCACTGGCGGTGCAATGACGGCGCAACCCGCACTATCGCCGGTGCTGGCCGGGTCGTAGCCAATCCACACCGGCCTATCACCAAATGGGCGTAGCGCCAGCAATTTGACGTCTGTCCATTTTTCCCAGCTATCCACCATGCAGCGCTGCATTTCTGCAAGTTTGAACGTGGAAGCGTTATCGTCAATGAAGCCGCACATAAACAGGTTTTCAAAATCTTGATCGCTGTTTTCATTGCGTAACTCATCAATATCAAACAGGTCGCAGCCACCTTTCAGTGCATCCTCAATAGTGACAATCTGGCGGTACTGCTTATCCTCACATAACCGGCCTCCGGCCAGCCGTGGGTAGCTGACATCAATTTCAATGCGTTTATCTTTGGCTTTACCTTTGTTAAACAGCGTGCCCGCCCAGAACGGATAAGCCTCATGTGAGGTGCTGGACGGAGTAGAAAAATAGGTGGAGCGGTATCTTTTCTGCGATGCCATGCCCGATGCTGCGCGGCGCAATTTTTGAAAGCCGGGGATCCAGAAATATTCATCAAGATAAAGATTGCCGGGGCGGCCCTGTGCGGTGCTTGCGTTAGTACCGAGAAAATGCATTTCCGCGCCATTGGGTAAAATAATCACCTCACCGCGCAAATCAACATCCACCTGGCGCGCCGCCGCGACAATATAGTTTTTAAACTGGTGCGCCTGCGCTTTTGAGGCGGAAACAAACATCTGGTTGCGGCCAGTGTCGAGGGCGTCCAGTAGGGCTTCCCATGAAAAAAAGTAGGTTGCACCTATCTGGCGGGATTTGAGTAGGTTGCGGATACGGTAATCAGGTGATAAACCGGCCTCATACCAGTTGCGCTGATAGTCGAACATGGATTCATTGAAAATATCTTTCAGCTTGTCAATCTGCGCCTCACTGAATACATTTTTCTGCGCGGCTTTGCGTGTTCCGCTGTTGCGCTTCTCAATATTGGGGTTGAGATCGGCCTCATTGCCGCCATCATTGTATTTACCGATCCGGGCGTGGCGTTCAGCTTGCCGGCCCAGCAAATCAATCTCTTTGTAGTCTTTGGGTTCCTTGGCTGATTTCATGACAAGTCGGCAATATTCCGCTGCCGTTGTCAGTTGCATCTGATCCAATGGCCCGTAAGCGTCCCACTTGTCGCGGCGCTTCCAACTGTGTACCGTGACAGCTTTCTCACCGATCATTTCCGCAATTCGGGCAATACGCAGCCCTTGCCAATACAGATACATGGCTTGACGGCGGGGATCTAAATCGGCATTGATAGAAACGCTTTCCATGTGAAATAGCCTGCTTTATTACTTAATTGCAGCAAGGCTACCTATCTGCATCTCCCCCATCCCGCATTACACCTTGTGCCAGCAATGGCACAACAGCGCCTGATTGTTCCGTTGGTCACCGGTCGCCAACATAGGTCACTACTGTATCGAATCAGACCGGAGCATCACGCATGACCGTAAAAGCAAAAAAATTCCGCATTGGCGTAGAGGGTGCCACCACTGATGGCCGCACCATCACCCGCGAATGGCTAACGCAAATGGCCGATAGCTACAACACCACGGTATACGGTGCCCGAATCAATATGGAGCACATCAAAGGCTATTCACCAGACAGCACCTTTAAACGCTATGGTGATGTGACGGGCCTGAGTGCCGAAGAAATCAAGGACGGGCCGTTATCGGGGAAAATGGCACTGTATGCCGAAATCAGCCCTACAGCCGATTTGGTAGAAATGGTGAAGGATCGCCAAAAGGTTTACACCTCAATGGAAGTAAATATTAAATTTGCCGACACCAACAGTGCCTATCTTGTTGGCCTTGCGGTCACTGATGATCCCGCCAGTCTGGGTACTGAAATGTTGAATTTCAGCGCCAGCGCCTCCGCTAATCCGCTGGCCTCCCGTAAGCAAGCCCCTGAGAACCTGTTTACCGCCGCAGAAGAAACGCTGATTGAATTCGAAACCGAGCAAGAACCTAAAACCAACCTGCTTACCACCATTAAAACCCTGTTTACCAAAAAGCAAACCGGTGATGACGCACGTTTTAACGATGTGCATCAGGCGGTTGAATTAGTCGCGCAGCAAGTTGAGGGGAAATTGTCGGCTATCAGCACCTTGGAGCGGTCCTTTACGGAGCTTAAAACTGCCAATGATGCGACCAAACAGGAACTTGATGAGCTGAAAATCACGCTCAGCAAAACAGATCGCGACTTCTCTCAACGCGAAAAATCAACCGGCAATGACAGCGCCATTCTGACTGATTGCTAGGTCATTCCGCTTGCTACGTTAAGGAATTAATTTCACATGAAAAAAGCCACCCGATTTCAGTACAACCAGTTTTTGCAGCAGGTCGCCCGGCTGAACCATTTGGACAATAAAGACGACATTGCCGCGAAATTCACCGTTGAACCATCGATTGCGCAAAAACTGGAAACCAAACAGCAAGAAAGCAGCGCCTTTCTGTTAAAAATCAACATGTATCCAGTGGATGAAAAAGAGGGTGAAAAAGTTGGTTTAAGTATTGACCGCCCGATTGCCAGCACCACAGATACCACGCAGAAAGAACGTGAAGCATCAGACCCTAGCGGTCTGGATGGGACAAAATACAACTGTACCCAGACTAACTTTGATACCGCGCTGCCTTATATCAAATTGGATATGTGGGCTAAATTCCCTGATTTTCAAACTCGCATCCGTGATGCCATTGTGAAACGCCAGGCACTGGATCGCATCATGATCGGCTTTAACGGTATCAAGCGGGTAAAAACCTCTGATCATACCGTTAATAAGCTATTGCAAGATGTCAACCGGGGCTGGCTGCAAAGCATTCGTGATGATGCGCCGGGCCAGATGATGGATAAGATTGTTGATGATAAAGGCGATGTTATCTCGCCTAAAATCCGCATCGGCAAAGGCGGGGATTTCAATAATCTGGATGCGCTGGTGATGGCTGCAACCGATGAACTGATCGAGCCCTGGTTCCAGGAAGATACCGAGCTTGTCGCGATTACCGGCCGCCAGTTACTGGCCGACAAATATTTTCCTATCGTCAACCAATCACAGCCGAACACAGAAGCGCTGGCCGCTGACTTGATTATCAGTCAGAAGCGTATCGGTGGTCTGCCCGCAGTACGTGCGCCGTCTTTCCCGCCTGATGCCATTTTTATCACCCGGCTAGATAACCTGTCTATTTACTGGCAGGACGGCACCCGCAGGCGCTCAATCATCGACAACCCACGCCGTGACCGTATTGAAAACTTTGAATCGGTTAACGAGGCCTACGTGGTTGAAGATTTTGGCTGTGTGGCCCTGATTGAAAACATTGAGTTCGGTGATTTTTCCGTCCCAGCAGAGGGTTAATCCATTATGAGCAACCCCGTTCGCCGCCATCGGCTATTTGTCGCGGCTCAGCAATCATCATCACTGAGTGAGGCGGCAAGCCTCAGCCATGCCAGCAACTACGAGCTGTTGTTGTTCAAACTGCAACAGGATATGGCCCAATTGAGCCTTATCGAGTCAATCAGCCGCAAGGCCGAGGTTAAGCAAGGCATGTTACCCACATACCAACCGTGGGTGGCCGGTGTGTTGGCAAAAGGCAGTGGCGAACAGGACGATATTCTGATGCGCATGTTGATTTGGCATCTTGACGTTGGCGATATCCGCAACGCATTAGATATCGCGGAGTATGCCGTCCAGCATGGCTTGGTGACTCCCGACAGCTTTAAGCGCACCACCGCGTGCCTGATTGGCGATGAAGTCGCCGCCATTGCACGGCAAACCTTGGCCGATGAAAAGCCGCTGGATACCCCGCAGCTATTGCGCGCCCAGCAAATGTTAACCGGTCAGGATATGCCGGATGTCGTCAGCGCCCGCCTGCATAAGTTTGTCGGCTATGCCCTGCGTCAGGACGGCGACAACGTTCTCGCACTGGCAAACCTGAAAACGGCGCTGCAACTGGACGATAACAGCGGTGTGAAAACCGATATCAAGAATCTTGAGAAGCTGATTAAAGCCGCCTCATAACCTTACGCCCCGGCGAGGGCGGCACGCTGGCTAATTAGGCTGTTTTTTCATCCTGATAAAGCCAGTGTCCACCGCCCGTTTATTTTGCGAGTGTCAGCATGGAAATCGTGATCAACGGCAATCAACAACCAGAAGCGCCAGAACCGGTGGAGCCAATGGAAAACACGGTTATCAAAAATGAGGGTTTCTGGCCGGATATCGATCTGAAACAGTACCGTGAAGAGTCGCGCCAAGACGGCACTCTCACGCAGCCGCGTGTTATTGAGGCGGCGCTGTTTGCCATCAATGAGGTCAATAATCGGCTGACGCTCTGGCGCTTAACCCAGCAACAGCGGGGCTACCTGTCACTGGCTGAGGTACCAGCGGAAAAGCTGAGCGAAGAGAGTACCCGTATTCAGTTGTACCGTACGGCGGTGTTTTGCCTGATGCAAGCCCGTCTAACTGATCGTTTCCGTGGCTTTGATACCACCGGCACGGGCGGCAAGCGGGCCGATTCACTGGAACCCACTATTGATAATTTGCGCCGTGATGCTGCGTGGGCAATTAACGATATTCAGGCGATCAACCGCATGACGGTTGAGCTGATTTAATGCGCATTCTGGCTCAGCAGTACGACACCGTTGACGCCATGTGTTGGCGCTACTACGGCCGCACCGAGGGTGTAACTGAAAAAGTGTTGGCCGCCAATCCGGGTTTAGCCGATATCGGCCCGGTTTTACCGCACGGTTACCCGGTGGAAATGCCAGAAGTCGCCGCCGCCATCACTGCGCAAACCGTGCAACTTTGGGACTAACTACACAATCCCCATAGGGGGTAACGGATATGAAAATGCCAGACAAAGATCCGGGTTGGATGGGTGCATTACTGGCCTTTTACTCTGCCTACTCAACCGCGATAAACGGTTTTCTTATCGCTTTTATTGTGGCATTTCGCCGCGTGGTATGGGGCGGCGGTAAGTTACGTGAAGGGATTGGCGAGGGGGTCGTATGTGGGCTGGTCGGTGTCAATATCGGTCCGGTCATTTCCCCTGTGTTGATCCGCATGATTGATGCTATTCCCTGGCTAAACGGCGCATTAACCGAGGTCGCCGCCGGGAAAATAGAAATTTTTATCAGTTGTTTGATCGGTCTGATTGGCTTGCAGGCTATCCGCGAGCTGGTATTCAAAATCATCAATAAAAAGGCAGGAACCACTGATGTTAACCAATAAATTTATTCTCGGCAAAGCCAGCGAAAGTAATCTGATCGGCGTACATCCTGATTTGGTTAAAGTGGTGCGCCGCGCGCTGGAACTGACTCCGCTTGATTTTAAAGTGATTGAGGGCTGTCGCACGCTGGAACGCCAGCGCGAACTGGTCAAAGTCGGAGCCAGTCAAACCCTGAACAGCCGCCACTTAACCGGCCATGCGGTAGATATTGTGCCGCTGCCAGACGGTAAGATCAGTTGGGAGTGGAAATATTTTTATCCAATGGCTGACGCAATGAAACGGGCCGCCGCCGAGCTGAGGATCGCCGTGGAATGGGGCGGTAACTGGACCACCTTTAAAGACGGCCCACATTTTCAATTGCCCGCCCGTCAATATCCGAGCTGACACCATGCCACTCTTCAACACCGCTCCGCTCGCATGGGCGATTGCCGCCGCCTTACTGCTTGCCGGTGGCGTACAGACTTACCGTTTGTCTGAGGCTCGGCAAGTGATGATTGACCAGCAAGCGGCCGAGGTGGCCAGCAAAAACGGCCAACTTATTGCGCTGGCACTGACCGCCAATGCCAATAATCAGGCACAGGCCCAATTACGGCAACAGGTTGCCAGTACGGATCAGTTGTTGGCGCAACGTAATAGCCAAATCAAGAGGTTATACCGTGAAAATGAAACCTTACGCCGCTGGGCTGATACTCCCCTGCCTGATGATATTATCCGGCTGCGCCAGCGCCCCGCCCTCACCGGGGCCGCAGATTACCGTCAATGGCTGTCCGAGAGTGGCGCAGTGCCAGTTTCCGGCAGCAGGGCCGCAAACTAACGGTGATTTAAACGACGATATTGATCGCCTTGAGGCCGCATTGCACGCTTGCGCGGCACAGGTCGATACCGTCTTTATTTGCCAGCAAGGGGCCGCTGATGCTAAAGCCTGATTCGCTGCGTACCGCCATTTTAAAGGCGGTGCCGTATATCAAGCAAAACCCAGACTGCTTACATGTCTTTATCGATAAAGGGGCGATTATTGCCACGCTGGCCCCGTCACTCTCTTTTGAGTATCAGTACACCTTAAATCTGGTGGTGACTGATTACGCCAGTGATATGGATCTGGTCATTGTCCCGGTCTTGCATTGGTTGCGCACTCATCAGCCAGATATTATGGCGAACCCCGACAAACGTCAGGACAGTTTTACTTTTGAAGTTGATTATCTGGATAACAAAGTGCGCGATATCAGCATTGATATCAAACTCACCGAACGGGTGATCGTTAAAGAGAAAAATGGCAAATTAAGCGTTACTCATCTTGGGGAACCGGTGCCACCAGAGCATTTTATCAACAGCTATCAAATTGATATTGAGGGTAAAACTGTCGCGGAGTGGGTAACGTGAATAACTTGCATGAGCTAGATCAGACCTTATCAACATTATTGGCACAATTGGCCCCACAGGCGCGCGGCGCGTTTATGCGTCAGGTCGCTAAAGAACTACGGCGACGCCAACAAAAGCACATTCAGGCGCAACAGAACCCGGATGGCTCACCCTTTGTTCCGCGTAAGAAAAAGCGCCGCGATAAGCAAGGCCGCATCAAACGCAAGATGTTTACCAAACTGCGCACCGCTCGTTATATCAAAAACGAATCCAACGCCGACGAGGCCGCTGTTGCGTTCAGCGGCAAGGTCAATAATATGGTTAGAGTCCATCATTACGGTTTGCGGGATAAAGTCACAAAGAACGGGCCAACAGTGAAATACGAACGCCGCCAGTTGTTAGGCTTTACTGACGGCGATAGTGAGTGGATTGGGGATCTGGCGTTGGAGTGGATTGCTAACTAGCCATTAATCTGGCTTTTGCGGGAACAGATACAATATAAAATGGTAAACGCCAAAAATACCGATACAAGCTAATATGGCAATGTACCAACGATCAAAATAGAAAAATGACGCGACCATTAATATTAACGCAACTAACGCAATAGCATTAGCCACCATGTAAGAAAGATAATATAAAAAACCGACTATGATTTTTTTAACTGTTGAGCTGGTTGATGACATTATCTATAACCCTCCTGTAATCTTCATCTCGCCCCTGCTCTTGTATACTGCTCGCATCAACGTAGCCAGACACATGATCTTTGATTAAAAAATACAATATATCCAGATCACCCATAGAACGTAACCGCCAATACAACCTTGGGTTTTTCTCTCTCAACTCTCTGGAATCATAGGCTGAACGGTGAGCCAATGCACCGATAGTCAATATTGAATTAATTGCCGCACCACGAAGAATTCTCAAAGACGCTTTTAACTTAGGGTATCTCGCTATTGAACTATTCATCTGCGAAGTTAACAAATA